CCTTCAGAGTGAGGGCGGTCACAGTAACCGGCAGAACGTCTGGCTTCATCACTGCGTCGATTGTTTTGCAGGGCGACCAGACCGCTCCAGCTATCCCCGGCAGCATCGTGGCGACTGGTGGCATCCAGCAGATAAAACTCGACTACGAGTTGCCATCTGATTCGGACTTGGCCTACGTTGAGATATTCGAGAACACGGTTGACAACCTTGCCACCGCGAGCCTGATTGTCCGCACCAAGTCGGATCAGCACACAGTCACAGGTCTGGGCAATAACGTCACGCGCTACTACTTCCTGAGAAGTGCTGACCGCTCTGGCAACCTCTCTGGGTTCAGTGCGTCCTTCAGCGCTACGACTCAAAAGGTGGTACTTGATGACCTAGCGCAGGCAGTGCTAGACCAGTTTGCGGAGGGCGATGCTTTCGGTATTGAGCCGGTAAGCACCCTGACCGGCGTTACGGGCGACCATGTAGGACAGGTCAAGCTACTTACTACCACCAACACTCTTTTCGTCTGGACGGGTTCTGCTTGGTCAGAGGACATCTTCACCGCCTCATCGGTAGACCCCGGTTCCATCACTGCTGCTTCGTTTGCTGCTGGTGTTGAGCCTGTCTCTGTAGTAACCAGCCTACCGTCTCCTACAGGATACACAGGGCCAAACTTTGTATTTAATACAGGCGACTCTCCTCCTAAAATTTACCGCTATGACTCGTCCGTGCCAGAGTTTACTTCGCTGGTAAATACGTCAGACCTGACTGGCACCCTTGATTCTGCTCGATTCTCGCAGACTGTCAGACCCGTTGAGATTGTCAGCAGTTTGCCGACGACTGGCAACTTTCAGGGCCGCACGGTTGTCCTAACAACAGACAACAAGCTGTACAGGTTCACTGGCACTAGCTTCACCAAAGCCATTTCTGCGGCTGATCTTGATGACCAAGTGAATCTTGCTACCCAATCCTTCGGGCAGATAAACGCGGCATCTATCACTAGCGGTCAAATCTCTACCAGTTCGCTCGCTGCTGATTCCATAACGGGTGCAAAAATCAGTGCGGGGGCAATCTCAACCACAGAGTTAGCGGCGGGGGCGGTTACTGCGGCGAAGGTCAACACGTCTGAGTTATTCGCTGATTCTGCGGTCATCGGGGCAATCCAGTCTGGCTCTATCACGACATCAGCCGTAGTCAGTGCCATTGGTAACTTTGAGTTCGTTGAGAGTGACAACATAGCTTCAAACGCTATCACGGCAGGGAAAATTGCCGCTTCGAGCATCGACGCATCTAAGCTGAACGTCACTGATTTGTCGGCTATCTCAGCCAATATGGGTTCGATTACGGCAGGATCTATCGCTGCGGGTCTCATAACGGGTGACGTTGCGACCTTTGCCAATCACACGCTGGCATTCAATGCGACTGAGGCAATCTTAGAAGATGAGAAACTAATCCACACGATTACCGCGCCAGCGAATTCAGCAGGACTCGCCCACACAAATGTTATACTGCTTACCATTAGGTTAAACATCGACGCAGACCGGGTAAAAGAAGGCAACGCAATGCTGGTGAGGGTGAGAAAAGACGCCACCTTCGACAGCAATCATGAGATGTTGAACGCAGGCACCAAGTTGGGTGAGTTCTTTTGTGGCGTTCAATACGATGCAACTGGTACGAATGTTGAGCTTATTCAGTCGGTGACTTTGGTTGTGGCAGATAACGCGACACAGACATCAGCGAAGAGTTACTTCGTCACATTT